TCAAGACGCTCATGAACATTCTCCCATGAAAAAGTGTCGCGTCGAGTAGCATAATCTTTCCATGCTTCCCAAGACCAATCATCTCTTCGATAAGGACCTGCCTGTTTTCCGAAAGAACTCGGAGGCAAATCGTTTCCCAAAATGACAGAATCGGGTAGCTTAGATAAATCAGCTTTTGGTCTCAAACAACGACCAAGCAGACCTTTTCGCTTCTGCTTGTTTTGCACGGGATCAGTTTGTAGTATCGAGTCAACAAAATCAACACGTGATTGATATGTCACAGTACCATCGGAATTAACCTTGGCACTAGAACACACACACTGAGAAATGTGACTACGACACCCGGGGCAAAAAGAAAGGCGGGCAGCAAGATTGGTGTTCTTCTCCACGATCTTACCTTGATTGCAAAAGTGCATATGCGAATCAACGTTAGTAAAGCGGATCAGAGTTCCGATATCTATATCTTCCATCTTAATCCCGTTCCAAATCAACGTTTTCCATCCTAGCGTATCACGCTTAGATTTTGTAGCATTCGGAATAGGATAACCTTTCTCGACAGTAAATGTCCATAAATCAGGAATCTCTGGGATCTCATCACCAAAGTGAGCGAATACCTTCGCTTCATCAAGCATATTATTTGTAGAAAATTGTGGTCGCACATTGATAGTAGCGATATAATTAGCTCGACGAGCGATAGATACAGGTTCATTGGAATAAGTATGGGCACAGAAATCCTTGGTATTGGTCGTACAAATGACAGCTTTGGGCTGGATGGAAACTTTACCTTTCAGTTCAGCTTCAGCCATATTGGCATACATCTTAACATTGTTAACCATTTCCAAAATTCGAACAGTTGGGGCAGTCTCGACAAATTCAGCTTTGGTATTGCCTACATCATCAAGAAATACTCCATTGATCGAAGATTTATAATTGGACATGTACTTGTCATGTTCATTCAACACAATTGTTGCCTCATCATCGGCTCTAAAATTATTGAAGTGGAGCAAGCTCGTCATCAACAAAGGACCTATAGTCGACTTTCCGACACTCGAAGGACCATAGAGACCAATACAATAAGGCTTTTCGCGCAAATTCCCAGTTTGGCGAAATTGTGTGAATTTGGATTGCATGTCCTGTAGTCGTACCATTCGATCTTGAATGTGCTTACGCACCATGACACTTTTTGTTGTCTTAACCAACTTCTTCCCTAGTTCAAGGGTATTGGCAAACAAAGCATCGAGATCGTTTTCGTCTATACTCAGAAGAGCAAGATTTCCTGGGCGAGCGTAATCTGCGTAGCGCGAACAAAGAAGGTAATCCTCGTCGAACTTGCGCATTTCATGCTCCCCGTACAACAACGGTTTCATGCTGCCAGTGCAAATGCATTCATAGCCGCCTTCAACGAAGTAGACGACAGTCGACATTGCAGCATCGATAAGATCAAATGCACTGACATGTTTTGGGACTGACATTTCGGAGAATAAATTCAAGCCTCCACAATCAACATTGAGTGAAGACATTTGGATCAGACCAGCACCTACTAAAAGTGAGAGAAGTCGTGAAACTTTCTCAAATCCTTCGTTACTGGTTGCTAATTTCCAATTTCCATAAGCAGTCCGTAGAGTTTGTAGCCAAGAAGATTCTTCCGCGGTTTGCACCTCGCCGCTCTGCATACTAAAGCTCGAATTAGAGTATTTCTCTCCAAACAAGTCTTCAATACATTGCAGAACAATTCCACTTAATGAAGTGGAGAATCGTTTCTTGACGTCGGATATGATGTTAGCCATAACACCCTTCCATGATTTGCAATCGCTTACTCGAATGTACAAAAGAATCAAATCTTCGACTTCTTTCACAATCGCATCTTGGTTGGATGAAACTAAGTCATATGCCTCACGCTTGAGGTAAGACATTGCTAGGGACATCATTCCGCTTTGAGCCGAGAACTGGGAGTCTTCGAAAAGATCATCCAGAACGGACGGTTTTACTCGGGTATACCTTAACACCGGCATGGTGGGAGTCATTGAGACAGAGAGTGCTTTGTTGACGAAGCCCGTCACACTCTTCCGAATATTACTCCGGGGGGTGGCGATATTAACCTGCAGCCATTGCAGGGTGGTGGTTCCTACGGATTCAATCCTGGAGCACCAAGGGTTCAACAAGGGTTCATTACGTCCTTGAGGGGCTGATGAGACCAAATACATCGGCAAACGGCGCATCTCAAAAGACACGTCTTCCGGGGCCGTAACCCGGCTGCACATTCGTTTTTATTAATACCTATTGTGGACACACTCTGCAGGGTCATAAGTAATAATTCAAGAGACGATACTCTATAAAGACGCATAAATACAATAACCGCGAATTTTGGTTAAGGAAGAGTTTTACAAAGATTACTCTTAACTTGCATTCCTACCTTCCTAAAGAGTTGACCAAGTTCTCTCAGGATAGAAACGACTTAAAAAGTCATGAGGCAAAAGCCTCTTAGGTGATAGCTAATCAGGACCAAAAGGTCCGTCTAATCATTCTCAGTGTGGGGTAACACTAAGTCATAGACAGCTACACACGCGTCGCATAATCATTTGGATGGCAAATCCATCATAATGCAACTAACCCCATAGCCGGGGCGAACAATTTCGTAAATGTGGGATAATTCAAACCACATATTGATAAACAAACATATACAAACTTCAGTAACAAAGTGAAGAGGGCGATTTACGCCCAAATCACCTTCCTGGAAAGTTCATATAGGCGATTTACGCCAAAGTTTGGGTACTTAGAAAAGTACCAACTACCAACATAACACCGCACAAGCTTACGC